TTGCCATCGTTGTCGGGGATATAGTTGATCTGCCATACAGAATACCTCTGAGCCTGCGTGGCGATGTCCGTGGTCTGATCAAACAAGGTGGTATCATAACTGCCTACTAGACCATTGGTTATGATCTCAGGTGGTTGCTCTCTTTCCAAAGGATCAAACTGTGAAGTGATCTGCCAGCCACCATCTTGGGCATTGACGATCTGGTTCGTGAAGATCACGGTGCGACCATTGAGATTGGTGATGCCGTCTATACCACTGGGATTGGCTGCCAGGAACTGATCCACATACACATTGTTGATCTGGTTGAACTTGAGATTCGTGACCAGATCCACGGGCGCTATCTCTGTGAGTCCAAAATAGAAATCCTGCGCGCTCTTCAGCGGCACATTGAAGGTCACGATGCCGAGATCTTCACCGTTGTTGATCACGCCCAGCACATCGCGGCTAGAGATGTTGGGCGTGGCCGGAATGCGTCCATCTACGCCCGGCACAGTCTGTATGAAAAAACCATGACCGATCTGGTTGACCTGGAAGGTGTAGTTGCCGCCCCGTACCAGGGTGATCACTGGATTGTTGCCGGCCTCGTCGCTGAACTGATAAGCGCCTCTGCTGCGCGTGATCTCCCAGGCATCTGTGGTAGGATACACAGTGCTGCCAACATCCACAGAATCTGGACCTTGCGGCAACCAGAAATACTGGCTGTAGTTGTTGAACTTGTCAAGATCGCAGAAAGGGTCCCAGCTGTAAAATTCGCTCTGCCACAACCTATCCTGGCGCTGTGTGTCAGCACCCAGGAGATCCAGGGCATCTATCATGCCTGGATAGGTTATGGCATCCAGGGCACGATTGGTATCAGGCCGGAAAAACACCACACCAGGTTCTAGCTGATAATCGGCTCTTGCGGCAGTGGGTTCTGTGACATAACGATCAGCAGGATTCACGCCCGGACCTACCCGGCGTCCAATGAAACCTTGAGTGCGCTTGAGATCGGGTTCCTGGGTGAGCTGGTCCAACGTGGCCCCCAGGAACTGGCGATTGGTACTGGTACGGAAAATCTCCGGCAGCAGATCTACCGTGCGGCGGCGTGCCATCAATAGCCTCCGCCGCCAGATCCACCACTGTAGGGTCCAGGACCAGGACTTGGTGTGGGTGAACTACCGCCGCCGGCGCTCGTGGCAGCAGAAGCGCGACCTGTGGTAAATCCTCGACCAGCAGATCCTTGAGAAATCGCGCCGGGATAGAGACCACTCACGGCGGTTTCTGTGCGCAGGTTGCTCTGTGTGAGTGCATCTATCACTTCCACATCGGTCACGGTGGCTGCGTTAACGAATATTTCGTTGGGTGCAGATCTTATCTCATAGAGATCACCAAAGGTCTTGAGAGGATTCAAAGGCACCAACACCACAGATGCTATGATCGATCCCAGCTGCTCGTGGAGATAGGCTGCCAGTTCGGAAAAGAAAAAGTTGGCACCAAAATCCCATTTGTCTATGGTAAAATACTCGTTCATGGCCGCTACTACCGAGCTCTTGATCTCGCTCACAGAAGCGGTGGTTTTTGGATCTCGCACTACCTTGATCACGGCTCGCAGTTCTGGAGCCGCCTTGGCTCCAAACAAGGGTTTGAATATCACCGAGTTCAAGACCACGTTGTCAGAAATCATCTTGTAGTTGTTGAGACCACTATAGGCGGTGTTCAACTGATCTATGGTAGGCAAAGGCGGTTCTGGCACTGTGTCCGTGGTATCTCTAATGTAGTTCTGATATTGGGTGTAATATTCTTGAGTGACCACATAGAGATCGATGATGTTGGTAGCGCCCGGATCTATCACATTGGTCAAGGCACTGTTGTGTCGATACTGGAAGTACAGGCTCTGCCTGCCGGTCTGTGCGCGGAAATCTGTGCGTGGCACTATGGTACGGGTGAGCACTCCATTGATGATGCTGATCTCTAGGCTGTAAAACAGCTGGCTAGTGGTGGCATAAAATACCTGGCCATTCACGTATTCGCTCTTGTCGGCTTCAATGGCATCCAGCGTTGGGTACGCACTGTTGACCACACCGGGCTCCAAAGGCAAATACCTTTCAAGATCGTCAAAATCAATGGTCTGCTGGAAGAATACCAGCTTGGTGGTGGGTGCCACAGAGGGTGCCACCAGGGTGTCAAAGAAGTCAGGGTCGTCGGCCACTCCGTCACCATCACTGTCAGCGTAGCTCACAACCACCTGATAGTCGTTCACATAGCCATCGCTCTGCACCGGCTGTGCTATGATGTCCATCATGATGTCTGTGGCCAAAGCTTCGTTGCTGTCAGGGCGGCTGTTGCTCTTGAGCACTTTGACAAAATCATTGATCACCAATCCGGTGCGGCTGTCATATATCTCTTCGGACCCGTCAAAGGTAAATCGCGTCTGTATCACTGAAGCAAACACATATTCCAGGGCTCGCGATGTCACTGTGTAGCTCACACCATCTGTGACAAATTGTATCAGCCAGGATGCATCAAGATTGGCACCTGCTGTGCTCTGCGCATTGGCCAGGCTGAAGGGCGCATCAGCCGCGAGATTGGTGCTGGTGATGATGTACCAGCTGCTGGTCAGATTGTTGTAACCTAATCCAAAATCGCGGAATAGTTCTATCTGCTGGATCATGCTATTGACCAGGCTCGGAGGGAAATCCGTGACCAGCTTGGGTATGACCTGCGTGGCCAATGCTCCCGCTGGAACGAAATTGTTCAAGGCCACGGGCCCTGATCCATCTGGCAGGTTGCCCAGGCCATTGTTGGTACCATCCAGGACCACTGCGGTGACGGTGGCCCAGATAACCAGTTTCTCGTCGGCCCTGATTGGCACACCAGCCACCAGTCTGTTGTTGGCATCAAAGAAAAATCCTGCAGGAGGTTCAAATTTGATCAGGCTGCCCTGCGTGATGTACTGGGTGTTGTTGCTGCTGAAAGATCCTATGGGTTGTGGAGCCGCAGGGGTGCCTACATAGAAAAAACCCGTTGTTTCATTCACCAGGCGAGTGCTCTGCTGCCAGGCCAGGCCCAACACAGCGAGATTGGGTCGCAAGAAGTTGGCATAATAAAACTGCGTGAAACCGCGCGCGGGCAGCAAAGGTTCGATGCTGTTGTTGATCACGTCCACGATGTCGTTGCGATTGATCCAGTCAAAATCAAAAGTGGGCAGCTGGTTGGATCGATAGATCACCCCATCGCTGCCAAAGATGTTGGTAGAGGAATATTTGCCAGTGATATCTGTTAGATCTACATAGCGGCTGGTACCGATAGAACTGCGGGCCACTGCCTTGGATTTGATGATGGAGTTGTACTGGGTGAAAGGAAAGTTGTTGTAATCCTCACCGTTGACCATCCTGTTCTGTGTGTAGTAACGTGCAGGAGCGCGTTGTTTGATCTCCTGTATGGTCTCTCGAGGCTGGGCGTTGCTCACCGGTTGGGTGATACCGCACACCAAGGTAATGGTTTCCACACGTCCAAATCGCGACACATAGGAGATCGGCAGTGTGACGCTCTGCATCTCTTCGGGATTTATGATGTAGCGCAGGCCGTTGGAGGCTCGCACATAGGTGCGGAAAAAACCCACCGGCACTTCGGCGAACACTCCGTCGCCGAACGTGAGCGTGATCTGGTCGTTGGCCCTGCTGGTTATGGAATAAAATTGCCGTTGGTCCGGGGCCAGCTGCTCCACTGCTCCTGCATAGATGTTTTCCACGAAGATCCATTCCGCGGCGATGCTACCCACATCATCCAGTTTGTAGAGCCAGTGATCCTGATCGTTGCACCCCTCGATGTTGATGTTAACAGCGCGATTAGGAATAGCTTCTGCCAGATTGAAATCCTGGTTCTGAAGCACACCCTGCTTGAACAGGAAAAAATATCCGGTATCGTCTGAACCAAATCCCAGCTGATCGTTGCGATATAATATGTTGAACCTGCCAGATGGTTGAGGTGCTGGTTCGTACACATAGTCCTCGCCTTCAGATGTGGAGCTCACGGCTTCGAAGGGCATGTTTACCCCGTCCACAGTGGATGTATAGGGTATCACGGGCAGGAACCCAGGCACGAGATTGATAGTGTATTCCGAAGTGCGCACCCCTAGTATGGTCTGCTCGTTGCCGGGTCGGCCAAACTTCTGGCTGTCTACCAAGGCGGCATTAATGATCTGCGTGAACTGTTCCAGCCAGTCGGGGTTGGTAGGGTCGTTCCAGTCCACCGTGACATTTGAAAGGTTTACACCGTTGTAGTCGACCAGATTTTCCGTGGTGCTCACAGAAAACACCTTGAGGAATCCCTGCGCGGCGTTGTTGCGTTTGGGCGTATAAGAAACCAAATTGGCCAATCGCACCACCGAATCTCTGCGTTCGGCTGTGTCCAGGAAGTTTTCGCGGGCATTGAGATCGTTGCGGAAGGCCAAGGCCTGGCCCATGAACGCCATCACGTCCAGCAGGGCGATGAACTCCGATGATTCTATGTAGTCATTGAATGTTTCCGGATAGTACAGGCGGAGATAATCCACGAAACTCTTGCGCAGGGTTTCAAAATCATAACTTTGGAAATCCGCTTCGCGATAGGTCTGGTACAGTCTCTTCCAGTCTTCTACTCCGAATATAGCGGTCTGTCTAGCGGTCTTGGCCATGTGGTCTCACAGTGTTCCTGTATTTATTACAGAGAAAAACTGGGTAGTTTTAGACGAAGCTGGCCCTGCGGGTTTCTTGATCGAAAAATATGGCCAGGCGCTCGGCGGTCTCGCTGGCCACTACCTGCACCAAGACCTCGATCAGGATGCCGTTGTCCTGTGGATACACAGTGGCATCCGCGATGTAGATCCTGGGGTCTCCTCCGGCCACGCGCTGTATCTCCTGCAGGATGGCCTGTTCGGTCTCAGGCGTCTGGGGTTCAAACAC